GATACCTTAAAGTGGATATCCTATCTAGAAGCCAAGGGAGTTGCATTCTTTACTCTCGACTTCCAAATCGACACCAACACTTCCCACGGAAAGCTTATGCTTCAAATGATGGCGGCCTTTGCTGAATTCGAAAGCAACCAAAGGGGCGAACTAATCTCTTCAGTAATGAAGTACCTCAAAAAAGAAAAGAAGGTTTACTGTGGGCCCACTCCGCTGGGATTCGATAAGGTAGACGGCAATCTAATTGTCAATGAATCAGAGATGAACATTGTCAGCAAGATTCGCCTTTGGCACAAAGAGGGTATCAAACTCAACACCATTGCCAGATGGTGCAATGAGTCAGGATACAAGACCAAAAAAGACAAGAAATTCTTTCACACTACAATCGAGAAAATCGTTAATAACAATATCTATGAGCAGTATAATTAGCATCGACAATTTAACAATTGTAAAAGCCACTGTCAATCAGAAACAGTACTTCAGGCTCTACATTAATCAAGAAAAGATACATGATTTCGAAACCTTAGCCGAGGCTATTGATTATCTGATGAAGGAGGTGACCAATGAGTAACGAAATGGCATCTATTTTAATAATATCAATATCAATAGGCACAATGCAAATATCCTATTGGTTAAAAGAAATTTGTAAAATTTTAAGAGACAAAAACGATGACAAACGAGACAATTAGATTTTACACCAAGAGCGGTTTTGTTTTTGACATCAGTTACGACTGGGTGCTTGACCACATGAGTAATCACCAATTCCTTTACACTTCAGATAGGGTCAGTCTCAAGAACAAACTAGATGTACTTGAGTATCTCCGAAACCTAACTTGGGCAGACATTGTAGACCAATTGAAATTTGTTGGAGTAATCGAAGATTCTTCTCAAGATACACTCTCGGAGTCTGTCTTTGATCTAGTAAACAACCCACTGAATTACATCATCACCAAACAAAAAAACATGCAACTTAAACTATCACAGTTATGAACGATGACCAAATACTATTGTATACAATAGCTGAGATTTTACTTGAAGTAAATTTGTCCGAAGAAAAGAAACAACGGCTCAGGGATGCCCTTTGTGGGGTTTACGTTCCAGCAGGAGAAGTGAAAGAACCTAAAACCAAAAGGTTTGAAGTTCCTGCTATCAGTGAGGTTAAAACTCACATGGACAGCATGAATATTCTTAATTCGGATAAACACTCAGCGGAGTTCTGGCACTTCTACGAATCCAAAGGATGGATGGTAGGCAAGAACAAAATGAAGAACTGGAAATCTGCAGCCAGCAGATGGTGTATTGAGTTACCCCGAGGTGGTTCCGAAGGCCCAAAGAAAAGGATTGTTGTATGAACCATACCGCAGAGTTTCAAAGACTGGGTATCGACACCAAGGGAAAGTTCAGCGGTTTCATCAAGACCGTTTGCCCCCGGTGTGCGAATCAAAGAAAAAAGACTTCCGACCCATCGTTGTCAGTCAACCTAGACGAAGGTTTGTACAAGTGCCACCACTGTCAGTGGAAAGGAACCGTTGTTGAGCAGAAGTACAACCGGCCCGAAAAGCTCGGAGATGTTCTTGACGATCAAGTCTATGAGTTTTTCAAAGCACGGGCAATATCAAAGTCCACTGTAGATCACTTCAAAGTCACTCAGAGCATAGAATACATGTATGATGGAAAGCACCATAAGTGTATCAACTTCAACTACTACGATGGTGATGTGGTGATTAACATCAAATACAAAACCCGTGATAAAATGTTCAAGATGGTATCGGGAGCCAAGAAGATTCCTTACAACTTGAACGCCATCAAGCAATCTGATTCCATCATCATTTGCGAAGGAGAAGAGGAAACGATGTGCTGGCATGAGGCAGGCTACCCGTTCGCTGTGAGTTGCCCTGCAGGAGCCACAGCAGGTAATAATAATCTTGAGTGGCTTGACAACTCCTACAATTACTTTGAAGGCAAGAAAATCTATCTCGCCACGGATGGTGATGCTCCGGGCAAGAAGCTCAGGGAAGATTTGTCTAGGCGTTTTGAACCTAGTGATGTTTCCATCATCGAGTTTACTGACTACAAAGATGCCAATGACTATCTGAAAGCCAAAGGTGTTGATTCACTGAAGTTTCTTTTTGACAACGCAAAACCACTTCCCATCCCAGAGATTTCTACCGTGGATGATTTCAGAAATGAGTTGATGGACATTTACGATAGTGGTTACCCTGTCGGAGATAAGATTGACTATCCAGAATTGGATGAGCACATCACTTGGAAGCGTGGTCAGTTCGTAGTTGTGTCGGGCGTACCGGGATCGGGGAAGTCAACCTTCGTAGATCAGGTGTGCATTCGCTTGGCCTTGAGAAGAAACTGGAAGTTTGCCATGTTCTCCCCGGAAAATGACAACGTACTGAAAAGTATTCGTCTTGCAGAACAAATCACCGGCCATCCATTGGTTGCTGATATGCATAGAAAAATGCCAAAACCTATGTATGAGCGTGCTCTCATGTATATAAATGACCACTTTTCTTTCTATGATACAGCCAATCTAGATGATTTCAAGATTGACAACCTGCTACGAATTGCGAAGTCTCTGATACGTCAGAAGGGTATCGATGCAATCATTCTGGACCCATTCAACTACATCGAACATGACAACCAACAGGACATCATGAATGAGAAAATCGGAAGGATGCTTGTCAAGATGAAGAAGTTTGCTTTGACCAACAAGGTCATGGTGCTTTTGGTTGCTCACCCAAAAAAGATGCAGAAGAATAAGAACACCAATCAGTATGAGATTCCTAGACTTTACGACATCAGTGGTTCGCATCACTTCTTCAACGTAACCGATAACGGTTTTGTAGTGCACCGTGACTTTGATACTGGACTCGTCGATGTCTACATTCAAAAGATTAAGCACTACTTCATGGGTAAACTTGGGTATGTAACATTTGACTTTGACCCAATCACCGGAAGATACAAAGAACAAAGTCAAGAATTTGAAAACGAACTACACAACTATGATCAAACCGACATCTTTAATAAAGATCCTGAACTCCCTGATTGGCCAAAATTTTGAAATTGACCATGTAAACATTAGTCCAACACTAATGCAATCTGTGATAATTCAATACAGGAAAATTAAAATCTATGAAATTAAATACTTCAAGGATTACATGATAATTTATATCAAGTCCAAACCAGTTGTACTCAAGAGTTACGGCTGGCAAAAGTACTGTAGTGCATACGAAATGTATTATGATTCCAACAGCAAGCAGTTCTTCACTCACCTATTTATTAATCTAAAATGAACACCGTAGTTTATGACGTTGAGACGTTCATTAATTTTTTCTCCTATACTGATATTGATGTATCAACGCAGGAAGTAAAAGTATTTGTGATACACGAATCGAGGAACGATTTAGAGGAATTGGTCAAGTACTTGAATGAAACCCGTTACAGGATTGGATACAACAACGTGCACTTTGACCGTGTTGTGTGCGACATCATCACGGAGAATTACCAAAGGTTAAAATCCTTCCCGGTAAACAACATGCTCAGACTTTTGTACAATCAAGTACAGCTGATGATGAAAGAGGAAAACCGGGAGTTTTACCGTGGTAATACTGAGATCGATTTGTTCTTGCTGAACCACTTTAACAACAAGAGTAAACTGACATCCCTGAAAGCTTTGCAGTGTAGTATCAAATGGCACAACGTTCAAGACATGCCGTTTCACCATGCTAGTGAGGTGACCAAAGAAATGATTCCGCAGATTCTGGAGTACAACTTGAACGATGTTCTGAGCACCCAAGCCTTTTTTGAAATCTGCAAGGAGCAGTTGTCATTTAGAAAGGAACTCGGCAAACTCAACAAGAAGTTCATGTTGAACTTGCCTGACATCACCATCGGGGAGGAAATCTTTTTGAAAGCCATTCGAAAGGAATACGGTCTCAGTAAAAAGGAATTGCGAGATGCGGTTCAGTTTGATAAGAAAGTGGAACTGAGCAAATGCATCCTGCCCTACGTTGAATTCAAGAGTGCAACCTTTCAGGAATTTTTGAAGAAAGTAAAGTGGACGGTGATCTCCGATTCTCAGAAACTGAAGTACAGTGTTAAATACAGGGGCTTCAAGTTTGACTACGGAGTTGGTGGTATCCATGGTTGTATCGAGCCGGGTATTTATCAGAGTGACAATAAGAATGTCATCATCGACTTTGACGTGAAGAGTTACTATCCGAATCTTGCGATTCAAAATGAGCTTCACCCAAAGCACATCCCACAAGATGCGTTTGTTGGTACCTACAAAAATCTTTTTGACAAACGTGTGGAAGCACAGCTGCGAAAAGACAAAACCGAAGATGCTGGTTTGAAACTCGCACTGAATGGTATTTTCGGTAAGACGGGAGAAGTTACCTCGGCCTTCTACGATCGATACTACTTTTACTCGATCACCTTGAACGGCCAATTGCTGCTATCCATGTTGGCTGAACAATACTTAGACGATGTTCCGGGCATTGAGATGCTCCAGATTAATACGGATGGTGTCACGGTGAAGGTTCCCATTAGTGAACTTGGCTTGATTCAAGCCATCAACAATAAATTTATGAATCTCACAGGCTTGATCTTGGAATCAGTCGAATACAGCAAAATGGTCATCCGTGATGTAAACAATTATTTGGCTGTATCCACCGATGGAAAAGTGAAGAAGAAAGGTATCTTTGAAACGGAAAAGCAGTTACACAAAGACAGCTCTTTTCTCGCCATACCTAAAGCATTAGAAGATTACTACGTAAAAGGAATTACAATAGAAAACTCAATTAAAAACAATCAAAACATCTATGATTTTTGTGGCAGATATAAAGCGTATAAAGGCTGGTCAGCAGTTTACAACTACTCGGAAAAAGGGCAGGTCATTCAAGAGAACCATGGTAAAATACTTAGGTATTATCCGTGCACCAAAGGTGGTGGAACCTCGCTCAAAGTAAACGAGGACGGCCGTGTTCACAACCTTTTAGCCAACCAGAAAACAATGAAGTTCAACCGGTTCTTCGAGGTAGACAATTTCGAAGAGTACAATGTGAACCATGAGTTCTTTATTACTGAATGCAACAAAATCATCGACGTAGTTGAACCCAAACAATTAAAATTATTCTAATGAATGTACAGCAATACACGCACGAGGTGATTGATGAAATCGTCAAGATAGCAAACCTAGATTCTCTAGTCAGACACAAACTAATCAGAAGGATACACAACTTAAAATCCTACAAGGAGTTCAAGTACAAGAATCTGACAATCAAAAAACCTGAGGGACCTCGCAAAAAAACACCCGTAATTCCTTTCCACAGTCTACCTGTAAAAGTTCAAAAGATTATGCTTTTGGCCTGTGAAAAATACGAGACGTAGATAAAATGTACGGTAAATTGTTCTATGCTTTCAACTACGAAGCAGACAAAGTTATTTTTGAAGCTTTACCTCAACCCACACCTTAGTCGTTTTACCATTAATCAGTTGAATAACAGGGATCTTTTTGGCCACTAACTCTGGCCCACGATCCCTTTTGTTTTTCTCAAGAATCTGCCTGTGGAGAATCTCACAGGAAACCATGGAGTCAAGAACGTCCGTGTTATCTACCAGATAGTTCTTTGCTTCCTCGATGATCTCCATAAAGTAAATCTCATCCCAAAATTTTCTCAAATAATCAATGATGTAGGAGTTACCACGTTCGGTGGTTGATTCGCTCTTGTACCAACCGAAGGTTCTGTCTCCGGTGTTGAAAGATTTTCCCAACAGAGTTGGTCTGGTAGCCAGTAAATCCAATCGATTCCTTTGCTTGTACTGGTCAAGGATTACCCCACCTCGGTTTACTTCGACATTCACCTTTGCATTTCCATAGTAATCCTGCAAAAGAATGTTGTTGTGCATGATAATGTCAGGGTCAAGCGTACGCTCCTTGTAAATCGCAACGTATCGGTCTGTCTCTAGATCCTTGACGCTGGTGCAATTATCAGATCCATCGCCCAGTTTACTGGAGACAAATGGAATCGGGTCCATCCCTGCAATGTATTTGTGATTGGGATTGAAACGTTCAAGCATCAAAATCTTACCGCTTTTGTTTGGTTTGATTTCAATCTTTCCGTCCAACCCTTGGACCAAATCGCATCGTTCGATTGGTGCTGGACTTGCAAGCAGTATTCGCTCACGTTCAGTAAGCTTTGACATTACGTCCTGAGGCATCGCACCTTTCGCATTAGAAGTGAATACTTCTTGAATGCTCAACGGATACTGCTTGATGAATGACTCTAGGTATCTTTTGTCCTCGAGTTTCTCTAGATTCTCTCGAGTTTGTATAATCCACCCCGTAGCAGCAGCTTCGTCACTGTGGCCGTTGGGACAGAAGTTTAGAATCTTTCCGGTTTCTCTACCACGACTATCGAGTTCTGGTGCTTTCTGAATCCCCATCCATCCGGGAAGGAACACCGTAAGCATCTTGATAACATCAGCGTTCTTCCAAAGTTCCGCACCTTTCTTTTGACCTTCAACTGAAGATTCACCAGCAGATCCCCCCATTACAATGGGAGCCACCTTTACGAAACCATCTTTGGTAGAAGCCTGAGCTGAACGATAAACTTTGTCAGCGTATGGATGCAAGAAGAACTCATCCAGAAATACATGCATTGCACGGAATGCTTCCAAAGAAGTGGGTTGTTCAACTGTGTCACGGGTAACAATCTTGGAGTCTAGACCACTGATTTCACCAGTTGCCTTGTCCAGTTTTCCCATGTGCAAGTAACCCGTCTGACGTGTGGAGATAATCCCCGGCCGATAGTATGCATCAATTCCGTCAAAGACAACACGGAGTTTGTCCTTGTACATTTCTTCTAGACGAGATTTATCCGCTGAGGTGAGAAGTGAAGTTGATCCCGGGTTGGTTAATGCAATCCAGATTGGAACAATCCCCCCGAAAGTCAAAGACAAACCTGCCTCCCTTCGCTTGGTTACCATCAGGTCCCAGAATGTATTCTTCGCCTCGTGGTATGAACCATAGATCAAATCATCCAAGTCCCTCCAAACAGGACGGATTCTGGTACCCCTCGCTGTCTTGATGGTTGCTTGAGTGAGCATGAAGTAGTGAGCAGGTTGGAGACCAAAGCGGCCCTCGACCCAGTACTCATTGGTTTCTTTACCCCACCATAGATTTTTTTCTTTTACGGTCGCATTTTCACTCAGGCCGTATTTAGCAAACCACTTATCATACACAAACTTTGACGCTTGTGGTTTTGTTTTAACTATGTCCATAATTATTTTTTCTTAGACGATGCCAATCTATCAGCAAGGGAACCACCTTCATCCGTTTCATCCGCATCTGCGGTGATAGTGGGGTAGGCTTCCAGCAATGCCAACTTCAGACTCTTGTTGATTTTATCACCGGCCTGAAGCAATTGAAACAACGCTTTGAAATAAGGATCGTCTAGATCGATTGTTTTGGACTTTACTCCGTCCATGAGTTGCCTTGAGGCAGATACTAAAGTTGCGTAAAAGTCTTTTGCAGGATCAAACATTTGAGCCTGAAGTCTTTCAATCGCCTCTGCTTCAGAGAGGTTTTCATCCTTTAGAAACTTTTCTAATGTCTTCATTTTTCAAATCTTTTAAGATTCGCTTCTGCTCCTCTATTTCTTTCTGAGTCTTGTTAGCCTCAATAGGATTGTTCTGAGCACTGTAGTACTCATGCCATGATATTAATTGCTCAAGCTTTTTAAACGCAAGTTCAAGTTCCTTTTTGCTCATTGTGTTGAATCATTTTTTCTAGATACCAGCGTGCTTTTTTCAGATCCTCAAGACCATTTTTGTGTTCGCACCTCCAAATATACTTTATAATGTTGGCAGTACAAACAGCATCCAGTCCATTTTTATGGACAGTAGCAGCTTCAATAGCATCAATGCACTCAACTTTTCCCTGAGTATAATGACTTGGGTGATTTACTTTGTCACCCGAATTCTCTATCTCCTTCGCATCAGGAATCCTACTAGGAAGCCCACTAGCATTAGTGTCCATACCAATGTGAAATTAAAAGGTTTTTCAATTTCGACAACCTTGCCGGGAACTTTTACTTCGAAGGGAAGTGTGTCTCTGTAAACAATCGTATCTGGTTTTACAGTAACGCCAAAGAAATCACCTTTCCTGTGGATGATGAGTTTCTCAGTCTCGATAATTGTGTCGTGTGTAATTATGAAAGAATCCTTGTACTCTGGTACAGGGACTTTCAATTCTCGAATGATTGTGTCTTTGACAATCACGGTGTCAGTCAACACAAACTCTGGATGTTTTCTAACCAGCCGCCTGTATTGCTTTTCAGCAGAGCAGCCTGCTAAAACTGTGACCAACATAAATCCTGCGAACAGAACGAGCAGGATGATCGCTAAGCTTTTTTTAAGACTCATCTGAAACAAATATGTCTACGACCTCTAAATTTTTTAAATAGGCGAACGTTGCCATTAACTGTTCTCGGGTGACGCATGTTTGGCACCCACAAAAAATACCATAAGGTTCAAACACTTCACCGCCTTCGGTGATGAACATGTCGTCATCTGAATCTATGGTTTCCATACAATTGTCCAAATGATTAGATACGTGTTGAGAAAGTCCTTCAGCTTGTTCCGTTGTTAATTTTATTTCTAGCATGAGACAAATATACTAATTCTTTTTTTTCCTGCTGAAGTAGTCAATCAGAAACCAGATTAAAAATATCCACAGCAGAAAGAACAATATGAAAAATCCAGCTCCATTCATTTTCTAAAGGTAGCAACTTTTTTAGCAATTTTTTTAGGTTGAGCCACAAATTGTTTACCTTGTGCGTTGCCCTTTGCCTTTGCTTTATTAGTTGCTGCCTTTTCACCAGACGAAAGCGATTTCCACGCATTGTCAGGCAAGTATCTTTTCTTGCCCTTGGAGGGAGATCCGTCAGAGGTTCTCCATTTTTGATCTGACCACTTTTTCAGAGAGTTGTCTGAACTCTTTGGACCAGAATAACCACCACCAGATTTTTTATAGCGTTGTGTAGCTAGTTGTGCTTTACGGGCAGACCACTCTCCGGGATCACCTCCCTTTGAGCTTGCCTTCACGCTAGCTACAATCGCTTTCCATTTACCGGGGTTGGTCTTCTTTGCAGTACTCATCCTTGTCCTCGATAAGCTTTTTTGTAATTCTTGGATTCCTTCAACCTACTGGTTTTGGTTTTGGCGTGAACCCCGGGTCTAGAAACCTTGGTTTTGGGCTTCAGTGTCGCTGTTCCAGATGTTTTTACTTTTGTTGCCATAGATATACTCTGAAATATTCAAAATCTTCTTTGCCACCTTCTTCTACGTAGTTGAGGTAAGCGTCATAAATTGGACCTCCGAAAGATACTTCTTGGAACGAGGTGTCTATTCCACCGCCAATCATCTTGACAGCATAGAACTCAACCTTCTCTTCCATTTTGTGCATTACCTCTTCTACCTTTTCAACTTTGGCTTCAGCAACAACAACGGCTTCTTTCAACTCAGCCTTCTCTTCGACTTTTGCTTCTACAAGTTTGGCACTGGTCTTCTGAGCCATCTGAGTAACTTCTGAAGCCATGGCCAAGTTTTTCTGTATCTTGGCGAGCATCAGCTCGATGTCATCCACCGGAGGAGTTGTGACAGCCCCAACAGGAAATGCTAACTCCAAAGCAAGGATGAAAAAACAAAACACAACGATAATATTTTTCATAGCTTTTTAACTGTATTGATAATTCTCAATTCAGTAATTGCAGCAGCCAATGCAGAGTCACTCTTCTTAAGAGCATATCCCATCTTGTCTACTTTCAATTCGAGGGCCTCAATTTTTTTATTAGAGTTTTCGATCTGGTCACCATAACCCGTCTTAACGTCATAATACAGATAGCTAACAGCCACCAGCATACAAAAAGCCACGGCAGCAACGGGATTCTTTTTGAAATCTTCGAAACTGACAGGCAGAGCATTTGCTTTAACTTTAGGGGTACTCATTCTTTTAATTTTTTACGGTAATAAATTACAGCCATTACACCTGAAATAAGACCAATGATCGATACAGCAGATGACAAAATTGGTTGCCAAGCAGTGGCAATAGAAGCGATTGCGGCTACTCCAGTAAACTTTGTGAGCGTATCTGCCGCTGTATCCGATTGGTTAATCATTTCTTTTTGTTCAAGCTTTTCCACATGGCGGCAGCTGCTACTTTCTTACCTGCCTCAGCGGAACCATACTTTTTTGCAGCCTTGGCTGCAACTTCTTTGAACATCTTGCCTTTCTTGCCGATGTCTTTACCTGCAACAGCTTTTTTGGCCATTGCTGAACGCTGAGACTTTGTTCCGTAAGCCATTACTTCTTTTTCTTTTTCAAATTGGCGTACATCATTTTCTCTTTGGCTTCGACTTTCTTACCCTCTTTCTTTTCGTGCTTCATCTCAGCTTTCTTAGACGTGTATTTTTCCATGCCAGCGTACTCAGAAATCTTCTTAGTAGCAGCTTTTTTTATTGGCTTTTTCATTTCTTAGATTTGATTTTTGACAATTTATTTTCTGCCTTTACAACCCTCGCCTTAGATTTTGCAACTCTTGATTCAGCATTTTTAACTCTAGCTTTCTTAACTGCAAGCTTAACTGTTTTTGCTGGAGACAACATTGATTTTCTTGCTGGGCCTTTTTTGGCTGCATTACTAGCAATTTTAGCCTCTTTTCTAAAGTAATCAGCATCACCATCCTCTACGGCAACTGCCATATAGCTCTGATTCATGTTACGAACGTCTCTTGTTTTTATGCCTTGTGGCTTAATTTTAGAAACTTCACTCATTGTTTTTTTCTTTGGGTTAATTGGCTTTTTCATTTTCTTTTTTGGGTTTTTAGAATCCTCCGTTATCTCCTTCTGGGGTACACAAATTAACACCTCCACCACCTTTTGTTGTACAACTACCAGCTTTCTTAGACTTTTTCTTGTTCTGCTTACGCATTTCTGCCATAGTGGTTGGCTTAGATTTAATGTCTTTGTAGTTCTCTTTTGCCTTTTTTCTGCGTGCTCTACCTTCCAATTTGGTATCGAGATTAGCACTGATTGTACTAATCGCTTTTCTTCTTGATTTTGGCAAAGGTATTGCAACACCATCTTTGTACATTGTGAGTCCTTGCTTACTAGACTGATATCTTTCAGATCCCGGGCTTTCCGCTACCGAAAGTTTTTGAGGTTGCTTGAAACGCACTAGCAGGAGAAGAAGCAGTTGCAGTTTCTTTTTTCTTCTTTGCTCCGTATCCTGTTACAGCACGGCCGATTACTCTAGCCTCTTGCTTAACTTGTGCACCAGCCTTTTTAACAGCCCCAGCGGCCTTACTGTTTTGTACCTTACGTACAGCACTAGTAATCTTGGCCTTTGTAGCAGGTCCTATGATTGGGTTTTTCTTAGTTGCCATTACTTCTTAGTTGATTTTTTATTCTTACCTGCTCTCCAAGCATCTCCAGCCGAAACTTTTTTAGTGCTATTGCCTCGAACTCTTTCAGCACCACGAGTAAATCTGGCATCTGCTAAAATAGTACCAATGGTAGCACCAGCTACACCAAGAGCAGCACCAACAGTCTTCATTCTTTCTTTTCTTTTAGCAGCTTTGCTTTCTGGTGTTTCAATGGAGCGGTCAATTGGAGGTGCAGCCATAGGAGTAACTACTTTACTCTTTCTGTTTGACTTCCTAGCCTCTCTTTTGGTCTGAGGCCCAATTGGATTTTCAGAGCCATATTTAGAACTCATT